TTAATTAAATAACCTCTGTTAGACAAACTTTTCACTATAGATTCAAGATAATCAGTTTTTTCTTCTTGAAGTGTAAGTTTTTTCTTCAGTTCTATTATATCTTCATCAGCATCAATATATTCTTGTACATCTGCCTTGAGTAACTTATATTGAAATGGCTCCCAATCGTATGCCTCTAATTCAGTTTCATCCATTCTTCCAGAATAATACTCCCTTTTAACTTTTAAAAGTTTACTATGATCAAACTTCATAGTACGGAGTCTTAATCTTTCATCATGAAAAAGAATTAAATATTTGTTGTGTAACTGTGGGATTTTTACTGATTCTTGTGATAATTCTGTTTCATCAATATGACAATCACCTGACCATAATTTCTGTATTTCTTCAAACTTCATTTTATACTTTTATATAAACGATTCATACTATGGGAACAAATAATTCTATACCCCCAATCATTCATCAACTTAAAGGCTTGTGTATCGTGCATTTCTATATACATAACGGGTTTATGTTTTTTTATAGTATATTCGGCACCTTGTAAAACTCTAAGTTCAAACCATTCAACATCCATTTTTATAAAATCTAATTTTTCGAATTCATAACTATCTAATGTTTTAGTTTCAACTTCTATATCTGGAAATTTATCCCATCCAGGCTGTACCCATCTTTCATGTGTTTTTGTATTATAGATTTCATGTACAAGTGATGCCATTCCAGTATTGGTAGTATTTGGAACTCTCATTGTGGAAGTTCCATTCTCATGACCTAATGCTATTTTATGTAGTGTACTATAATTTCCCCAATCGGAATTTTCTTTGACAAAATTCTCCATATTCTTTTGCCAACATTCTTGATGTTGAGGAACAGGCTCAAATGCAACAACAGTTTTAAATTTTTGTGCTAACCTTCTAGACCAAATACCTACATGTGCTCCTATATCAAGTGCCACATCAAAATTGGATATATATTGAATTACTTCATCATATTCTTTTTGTTCATAATCCGCTCCCCACTTATACCAATCATCACAATCGGGAACATATATCCTTTTGTCACTCGTTAATCTCATAATCTTTTAATTTTTCAAGGGCTATCATTGTACCGACCTGTTCAATAGGATTTGCATAACCATCATTAATCCATTCATCTATAAATTCTGTTACGCCTGGACAAGTTGGATCAGTATAATCATGTGCTAAACATGGACCATTCAAATAATTCCAATGATGAATAAAGTCCCTTTTAACTCCTTCATACGAATGATCTCCATCTACAAACAATAATGATATTGGAAAGTTTTTCATTCCCCACGAATTGTCTACTCTAATATCTATTCGTTCTTTTTCTTCGTAATTATTCAACCAATCATCTGCATCAGGATCATGACATCCTTCAACAACATCAACTGAAACTATTTTTACTTTAGTATCATGTGTAGCCAATGCAAGCAAAACTGTTGACCCCGCCCAATATCTACCAATCTCTAAAATAATATTACCATGCTCATCTTTGGGCATTCTTGTCCATTGTTCTGCGGCATATTTGTACAATAATCCTGCTTCATGCAAGTCTAGCCGTATAATATTTCTTGTTTCTCTTGTGGAATTAAATAACCATAATAATTGTGAAAAATCAACCATGAATATTTTCTTTTAGATGTTGAAAGGGACTTGGGAAATCTTTGACTTGTTCATTCCATCTTTTTTTTCTTTTTTCCATTTCTTGTATAGTAATCTCTTTTTCTTTTTTAATATCTTTTAAACGATTAGAATCCCCACCATATTTTACTGTATGTTTGTTTATAGGATTCCAATTCATACCTGTTGCCATACAATGAAGAGCTTCATGTTGAGAATTAAATTGCCATCGATGTCTCTTTTGATTATATGCACCACGAAAATGTGTAGATAGACCACCTAACTCTGGGTCAAAAGGATCTGGTGTCCAGTCTCTATTTAAAATGTCTTTCCAATATTCCGTATCATCTCTATGAGAAAGTACATAGGAAAGTGCAACAACTAGAGCAAGTGAATAAAAATCATCGTGACATTTGGCGGTAAATTCTTTTCTATCCCATTCACTAATATGTTCTCGTTCTAATGTTTGAATTAAATTAAAAAGATAATAATGTATACATTGTAATCCATTGGATTGTAATGGTTCAATAAACCCCGCAGATAGTCCAATTGCACAAACATTTTTAACCCATAAGTTTGATTGAATACCAGATTGCATTGGAACTAAACGATATTCTAAATCTTCAACATTTTCATGTCCATTTTTTCTTAATGCTTGTTTAAATTCTCGTAATGCGGCATCTGTTGAAATAAACTTATCTGAAAATACATAACCAGATCCTATTCTAGACCACAATGGAATTTCCCATATCCAACCATTTTCAATAGCTGTACACAATGTATAATTTACAAGTTGAGTTTCTTTATCTTTGTAGGGTATTTTAGTACACCAAGCATGATTATTGGGAACATAGTTTTCAATAGATATCATCGGCACATCAAATGTTTTGGTCAATAATAAAGATTGAAACCCTGTACAATCTATAAACAAATCTCCTTCAAGTTTTTTCCCATTATCCAATATAAGATATTTAATACCATTATCATCCAGAGGAATTGTTTCTACTTCTGCCAGAATATGAGTGAATTTATTAGAATATTTACTTACAATATTATCCCTTAACCATATACCAAATTTAGTAGCATCAAATCCATAAGCATGATAAGAATCCAATTCACCTCTACCTAAATCACTAGGAAAGTATTTATTTTGGTTTACGAGAGCCATTGCTGGATAAAATGTATCTGCATAATCACTTACTGGTGTTTCAGGATAAAATATTTTTTTAAGATGCCAATCATTCAATTCAAAATCATGGGGATGTTGATGGGGATGTATCTGACCCGGATTTAAATCATGTGCTATAAACGGTCCAAAAGGATAATGAAATGTTCCAGAATCTTGACGATACCAATCTTTAAAAGCAATACTTAATTTAAAAACAGCATCAGTATGAGGCATAAAATCGTGGTAATTGATACCCACCATTTTTAACCAATCACCAATATTAGGAACAGTACCTTCTCCTACACCTATGGTATTGATATTGGGAGATTCTACAAGGGAAATTTTTTTATCAGGAAATTGACTCAATAAAGTAGTTGCAGTCATCCATCCTGCTGAACCTCCACCCACTATTATAATATTATTCATATAATTTATTCCAGAAAGAAGGATCTTCAAATAATATTTTTAATTTGTCCGCATAACTTTCTACATTTTTTAAGGGATCATCTTCCGGCCCTTTCATCCATCTATAAAACACCTTTAGCTTTCTTTCAACTCTTTTCTTTTTACTGTCATCCTCATCATATTGTACAACTTCTGTAGCAAAAGTAAAATCTATACCATCTGGAGGATCTCCTAAAGAACGTTCTAATACACTATAAAATTCAGACACTAATTTTTTCATAGGCCAATCTTTTTTATCATAAGTACAATACCATTTAGGTGTAATGGTATCTCCATCCTCAACATATTCTAACTTATCTTCTATTCTAGAAAATGTATATTTATGATTTTTATAAGATCCGATTCCTAATACATTAAAATTTGCCGCGGCTATCATTTCAGGATTAGTCCACAGGCCGTCAAGATGTACATCTTGAGAAGACATTTCCATCCAATCTATTTCTTTTTTATATATTTTATCTTCTTTTCTCGCTTTACGTCCTGTTGCATCAGCAAAATCGCTATCAGGATCTTCTCGTTCAAATCCTTTATGATATTGGGGATTGATATTTAAAAATTCGTTTACCCTATTAGTAACTTGAATATCATACTTTCCTATTTCATCAAAAATTGTCTGTACACTTATTTCTGAAATATCATGATCAGCTAATTTTTGCATATCCGATGAAAGTCTATCTAAATCCCTATTCACATCACCTGTATCAAAAAATATAATATCTGACATTGTAAATAATCCTAATGAATTCGCGTGGTCTAAGAAATTATAAATAACATCATCATTTTTAGGTGCTCTCCGTTTTTGTTGTTTTACTACCTCTCTATCAAAACTCTGTACACATGCCACTACTGTATTAAAGTTGTATTCACTTATTACATCTAATTGTTCCTTGTGTGATCTGGGATCCGCCATGTGAAATTCCATTAATTTTCTTGGGCACTCTTTGAAATTGGGGATAAGATCAAATATGTTTCTCATTATTTCTGGAGACATTAATGAGGGAGTTCCACCACCCCAAAAATAGTTGCGGATGTAGTCTGAACTTAATATAGGTTCATAAAATTTTATTTGATTTGGGAGATATTCTGAATAATAACGATGGAAGGCGTTCTTTTCAAACATTGTACCCCTAAAAGTACAATAACTACATTGCTCTTTACAAAAGGGGCTGTGAACATATACTCCTGTTGGAAATGAAGTCGCACTCCACGCCGCCAAAATTTCATCTGTGGATATTTCTTTCATTTTAATTATTCAATAAATTCTTAATAATATATTCTGTATAGTTAAAACTAATAGATGCAACTTGATATACCGGATCTGTTGTGGTACTATCAAAAGCTATTTCTGATAATGAAGTGGGAAAAATTTCTTTGAAATGGAATTCCATTGTGGGATTCATGGAACTACTTAAAATAGTTAATACTGCACTTGTATATTTGGAATCATCACCAACCATCCAATTATATACTTCTATCCAATTTTTCAAGTATTCATCAATCAAAAAAGTTATACTAAGTGGCTCATAACTTATAATGCCAGTATGTCGAGAGAAACTACTTCGTTGAGGTGTAGCAATCGTTGCGGCTTCTAGTGATATTCCAGGTAAATTACAAGTTTGAATAAAAAACGTAGTGTTTGGTAATGCCCCAATTTCAAACTTAAATTGAACATCTGCCAAAGGATTAATGTTTTTAGGTTGATCTGCTAGTTTTGGCATAGCTCCTTCTCATCCTTTGAAAATAAATTCGGTAGTTTTGGAAAATTATCTCCACGATAATTAACCCATATAAACTGTACACAGGGATGGTTGTGAATAGTATTGACAATTTGTTTAGTCCATTTATAATATTCATCCCTCATTTCTCTATCTTTACTGAAATAATGGTCTGTATCAGCATAGATATTACTATAATGGTCATTATCATGGTCAAACCCTAATAGGTATACCCGTTCATAATCATCCCAAGTATAATCTCTACATGCAATATGTAATGCGGAAGTTCCTGTTGACCACCCATAAACTTCTTTGCCTATATTTTTTATATTATCTTCCATACTTGGAGAAACCCAGAAAATATAGCTTTGGGGATTTTCTACATTATTATCAAGTCCAGAAATATATACAAAATATTTTGCATCAAATCTTCGATATGTTTCACGTTCTTTGCCCGTCTTTAATGCTTCATAAGACTCAGCAGGAAGTAAATTCCAAGAATTATGTGTAAAATAACACTTTCCATCATATCCAGAGTCAATGATATCACTCATTATCCCTGCATCAGTAGCACAAATTACATCAGGAGTAAAGTCTCTGTAAATAGCATTACATCCTATAACTGTACCATCTAATTTTGAGAGGCCGATATTTTTTCTACTGGGACCATTTCCTAGTACAAAAATATCCTCATTCCCTTGAGCATCAGACCCTTCATACATTTCACTACCTCCATTATACACTACTATTTAGTAAGCACAAAAAAAGGGTGGACATAAAGCCCACCCTTCTTTATTCCCTTGTAATCGGAATTACATGAGGTTTGCAACGATAACGTGGCGGTAGTAGCGGTTAGCGTTAGCTGTAAGTGAACCATCACCTGCTCCGTTATTTGCGGAACCAGTTTCATTCGCGAAAGGATTCGAAACAAGACCATAACGTGTCTTGAAACCAATCTTAGGCTGGAATGAGTTCTCACCAACTGCACGAACCATCTGCAGAGGAACGTAAGGACAGTAGAACAGTCCTGCGTCATATGCGGATGAACCTTTGTAACCAACTGTGAAATAGTTAGTTGCTGCACTTGGTGCATATGGATCAACATAAACTTTGAAACGACCATTCAGAGTTCCAACCATAGTTGAACCTGTATCGTCTGGATCAAAATCATTTCCGGAAGGTGCTCCGGACAGCTGACCTGCCATTGCTAATGCAGATGCTACATCTGAAGAAGTAATGAGAACATTACCTTTTCCTCTGCGAGTATCTTTAGCAATTGCGTTTGCTTCACGTTCAATCTGGAACATTAAGCCTTTGAACTTCTCAACTGACCAACGACCGTTAGAGTCTGTGTCAAGATCAAAAGTTCCTGCGGTTGTAGTGTTATGAGCTGCACCAGTTTTTGCGTTGGTGTAGATAGTTCTCATAACTTCGCGGTTAATCTCAGCCAAAATTTCGTTTGACAAGATGTTTGACAATTCTGTTTCAGCATCCAAGCCGTGAACAGCTTTAAGATCCTGTGCCAATTCCATTGTGTACTCAGCTTTGAGTGCACGGGACTTAGCAGTAACAGTTACTTTGTCGATTGCGAATGCCATCTCTGAAATGGTAACATCAGCTTCTTGTGTCGCTGTTGCGGTACCAGTACCAGTAGTCATACTAGCATATGCAGGGTTACTGTTAGCGTGATGTGTTCCGCTACCAGAAAAGCTTGTGTCGGCTTCAACAGAGTCTGCTGCTTCAACACCAGCCTGAGATGTGATGTGTGACTTCATAGCAAAGATCAGTCCGGTAGGACCAGTCATTGGTTGAACTCCACAAACATCATAGGCGATGAGATTAGGCATAGCTCTACGAACCAACGAAATCAAAACGGGATCAACGGTATCAACGTTGCCACCGGTCTTGTTAGCGTGAGCCGCTTCCTGGATATTTCCGAACATTCCACCCTCAGACTGGCCTTGCTCTCGCATTGCAGATTCTTGGTTTTCCAAGAGAACTGCGGTCACAGCCTTACGGTAGTTGTCTTTAATCTTAGGAAGGTCTTCATGCTCAAGAACCGGACCCCATTTTTTCTGAAGGTCTTCAGCTAGGTACATTTTTTTCTCCTATAGGTTTAATTAATTTAAGCGACGAATCGCTGATGTATAATGTGACATACTGTCATCGGCTTGAACTTCGGATTTCTCTTCTGTCAATTCGATGGTTTCATCAGTTTCAGTAATTTCTGAAGTGACTGAATCAGTCTTAGGGAAATAACTCTCCTTAAGAACATTCAATTTTTCAATGTATTGCTCTGAATTTTCAAATTCAATACCCTCTGCCAACTTGGAAATCTTCTCCGAATCGGTATCGGCAAGATCTTTAGTTGCCTCCTTGAGTGCATCTTCTTTTTTAAACTGAGCCAATTCTTTTTGGAGTTCTACTCCACGATTAATCTCTTCATCTAAAGAGCCTTCAAGTTGTTCAACTTTTGTGAATAAGTCGTCAACCATGTCAACTTTCTCTTCAGGGATGTCGATGTAGTGTTCTGCGAACAGAGTTTTGAGTCCGGACATGAAATCTTCAACCAATTCGGAACGAATTCCTCTTTCGATTGCCAATTCATTTTCCTTCATCCACTCTTCTACGACATAAGTAAGATAACCGTCAACTTTTTCTGTAAGTTCTTTTTGGAACTCTTGAGATCCAGCTTCTTGTTCTTTTGCTTGTTCTTCCATTCGTGTATTGACTTCTTCAACGACTTTGGCATGAACTGCGGCTTCGAAAATTGTCGATGCCTTTTTCTTGAACTCTTCGGAAAGTCCTTCTTCTCCAGCAACTAATGCTTTCATATCATCTTCAACATCAATTGGTGCGATTTCTTCTGGACTCACTGCTGGAGTACGAACTTCTTCTTTAACTTCTTCATCTTCCTGAATTTCTTCAAGTGAAGTTGAAGCCATGATTTTTTCGTATTGTGCGGAAAGATCACTTTTCAACATACCATTAACTTGATCATAGATGTTTTTCAACATTTGATTCTTAGTTGCTGGTACTTTGAATTCATCACTAATTCCACCTTTTGCTCGTGATTTTGCCATTGCTTTTGCACGTGATTTATCGACTTTATAACCAGGCTTTGAACGCTTCTTCTTTGATTTTGCGATAGCTTTCTTACCGGCGGATGATTTGCGATATTTTGCAGCAGCCGCTTTTGCTTTAGGTGACATTTTCATTTCGCCAACAGGCTCTTCCTCATCACCTTCTTCTTCAGGCTCTTCTTCAGGCTCTTCTTCTTCGCCTTCTTCTTTTTTAACAGAAGCTTTAGAAGATTCTTCTACTTCTTCTTCGTCTTCCTCTTCTTCATCGTCTTCTTCAACGATAAAGTTTTCTGCGATCCATTCATCGACTTTATCTGCTTCAATACCTTGATCATAGGCATATTCTAAGATTTCATCGAGGGAAACATTAACTGTTTCAGATTCTTGAATATCTGAAGAATCTTCTTGTTCAGTTCCTTCTTCAGACTCTTTGGCCAAAATTTCTTCAGACATTTAAATCTCCTAATCTGTTCTAATTAAAGTGTATTTACTTTGTGTATTATTTAGTAAATTTATAAACTTGACATAAACGTATCGAAAGCATCTATCTGTGTTTTTTCAAGATTTTTTCGTGAAAGTTTAATCTGTTTTTCGATTCGGGCAATATGGCGTTCATCTAGAATACCATTATCCCATATCCATTCTTTTCCTTCCATAATTCCATTGACAAACGCCGCTGGAGCTGAAGGATCGGCCACAATATCTGCAGCTGTTGCAAGATAGAAATCATCTTGTACATGACTACAATTCTGACCTACAGGCTTTAAGGAGCCCATTCCTCTGGATGAGACACCCAAACGGGCACCCTCATCGATAAGGTTCTTTACAATTTTACCATAAGGCGTATCCATGATCTTTGCTCGACCAACGAAATTGTCTCCATCTGAATTTAATTCTTGTATCATGTGGGAAACTCTTTCAAGATTTACTGTCGGACCCTCTGGATGTCCTAATTCACCAAAAGCACGTTTCTGTAAAATGTAATTTTGCTCGTATCTTTTGACTTCTTTTTCTAGAATAGCTTTAGGATATAACCGGCCATTACGATTCTTCACATTGGCTTGCATAAATACACCCTCAATGAAATAATTCTTTGCTTTTCCGGTGCCTTCACATATAAATTCTACATTTTCTAATTGTTCGCATATAAGTCTCATTAAATTTCTCCTATCATGTGAAATTACCTTTTAAGTAGTCAACTTTGAAACCCAATGAAGTATTTTCTTCGTATGCTGGGATATCAAATCCTGGTGCCTGTTTCTTTAATTCCATTATGATTGTATATGAATCACCAGCTCCATGTCCAGTTGTAGAAAATTGAATATCTCCCAAAACTTCAGAAGTATCACCAGTTGCATTTATTGGTATTCCTGGCCATTCGTTTCCAGGCATAGACCAACTTCCATTACCACTTAATTCCGCAATATATTTTTCTGCGGTTGATCCGTCCCATTCAATTGCAACTTGTAGACCATTTGTAATCCACATTATTTTAGTAACTAATACATTCCATTCTAGGCCTGTCAAGTTACCACTATTTGCGAGGGTTTCTGTGTGTGCTCCTGATACTGCACCAACAATTGCATCAGCATTGGAT